CCCCAAAGCCGCAATTCTGCATCATCCTGGCCATTATGTCGTGACTGGTTCGTGTTACGCCGCCTTGCCGTACAGAGTACGCAGCTGCAGCGACTTGCAAACGAACTCGAATATATCCGATTCCTTGTACCTGGCTAAGCGGGAATAGGCCCTGTTTTCAAAGTAGCGCTCCAAATCCTCATAGACGCCGCTGTCCTGGAGGCACTTGAACGCCCGGGCCGGGGTGAAGCGGTTCCTGGCGTAGATGGACAGGAGATTGCCGACGGCCAGCATCAGGTTCTTTTCGTTGCCAAGGCCCGGGGTTTTCTTCACCCGCTTATACATCACGTCACCCCGAGGGGCCGAGAACTCCACCGACTCTATGAGCAGCTGCCACATGGGATCAAGGTAACGGATAAAGCCCGACTCGTTGCGAGTCTCCAGGCGGAAGGAGTTCAAGCCGTATTTCCACAGACCCTGGAGGTGTTGAGACACACCCAGGACGCCAGACCAGACATTCCCCTGGAGGGTAAAGCCGTATTCCATGCCCTGGGCCACTCCCCGGCCAAACTCTGCCAGCACGGAGTGATGGAAGCGCAGCTCCAGGCGCCACACCGGTTTTCCTTCCTGATAGGCGGGCTTGTCGAAATCCTCCCCGGGGGTGCGCTTCCACACGTCCTGCCAGAAATCCAGCTTGTCTATGGCCTTGGCCTGGACGTCCTTCCGATACACGGCCAGCTGCACCGAGGCTGCAGACCCGACCAGATAGGACTGGCCCCGGTTGTAGGTGCTGGCAACTTCGCCCAGGTCCCAATACAGGAGCTTCTGGGAGTCATGGGACACGATGCGCCGGGCACGGGTTACCAGACGGTCCTGGAAGTCCCTGGGGGGCTCCCAGCCCTGCACGTCGATACACATATGGACAGCAACGCCGGATGTAGCCGGGTGGCTGATGAAGAAATGCCGGGCCAGGGCGTTCAGCTCCTTGGCTATCTGATCATGGGAACGGGGATAGAGCCAATGGGGGGAGGCTTCTATCTTCACGTGGGAGGCTGAATCCGCCTTATCGGCATAGCGGGACTTCACGAAGCAGATCAGCCCCAAGTCTGAATTCTGCAACCGGAACTGGTAGCCGGAAGCCCCACCGGAGCCAATGGCCCAGGGATGGCCCGCCAGCTCGATGCACTCGCCGAAGCCTTCGAGGTAGAGGGATTCTATGGTTTCCAGCAAATCAGCCTGGAGCGTGCCCGTGTATAGCTGCTTCACGGTATCCAGCCCCTGATGGAGAACCCGGACGCCTTCCAGGTTGCACTGGCCCAGCTCGGAGAGGAACAAACGTCCATTGGGGTCCTGTTTGTTTTCCATCAAGGATTGGACGCTGTACCGATCCCACAGCCTGACTTGCTTGTTCATGTTCGCCCTTTCTAATGTGACCTAATGTGGAGTAACTGCCGCCTACTCTTCTCTTTCTGTGAGACGTGCTACAGGCCCGTCTCCTGGGCGCCCGGTGGGGGGGCGCCGACCGCTCCGCGCCTGGCGCTCCCCACCGGGCGCCCCTCATATCGGCACCCGTGACACCTCTAGCATCAGCATCAGTTGCGTATTGCTTTGGGAGTCCGACTTGGAGCGCATCCAGTCGGGTAGGAACGAAAGCCCAGAGGAAGAGGCAGATTCCTTGTTTTCATCTAGGCCACCCATCAACAGCACCTGACTTTCCGACAAATCCACGACCGTTTCCAAGTCCCGCTTGATGATGGTCGGGCTATCAATCCCGCTTGTGGTAGTGCGGCTAAAGTTGCTTACCTGCTGGGCCAGCTTGATCAGTACCCGATCCCTGAAAATCCTTGGCGTTACTTGGAAAATAACCCCGGCTGATCTGTACTCGATAGATTGGAGGGCGTTACCGTTATCGTCATAGGACACAGCGCCCCGGGTAGGGACTTCCGAGCCCACGACTATTTTTCCCGTATGACCATCCGCAACGACTAGCCGGGGTTCCGTAACGATGCGGAAACGGGTATCCCCCTCCAGGGCAGATACAAACGCTTCGACAGAACTATTCTTGATCTTGACGAAGTTCTGATCCATGACCCCACCGGCTAGCGACACACCGAGTTTGGAGCCCAGGAGATTGAGCGCTAGCCCTACATTGAACGATTCATCCCCGGACGTGGAGAGCTCCACCAAAGCCGCGCGAATGGTTACCGAGGGGGCAGGGATATCTACCTTTTCCAGTAGTGCCATGACCTTTTCAACGCGGTCTGGTGGCCCTGTAATCACCATTACGTCCTGCGTCAAATCGGCTGCAGCTTGAACCACCTGAGTTTGTACTGCCATCGGCTGGGCCTGGGCAGTGTTAGCAGCAGGCTGGCCTGCCTGGAGCTGAACAGGCTGGGGCTGTTGAAAGGCAAGCTGGCTTGACCGATCAACGACACCGGCAAGGGCCTGGAGATAGGCGACCGACCTAAAGCGAGGTTGATAAACCTCCACAATATCCCCAGGGCTATAGCCTCCCGGGGCTTCTGTTCTGGCAACGTCAATGTAATAGACCTTTTCCTTTTCTGTGACGACCAGACCGGAAAAGGCCAGCACTTGAGAAAGAACAGAAGGAACCGCATCGCGTGACTGAACATCAACACGCATTGATATAACTTTTTCAATCAAAACAGCGTCAGGGGACAGCACATAAGAGCGCCCAAGGATTTCCCCATAAACCGCCTGGACGAGCTGAACGACTGGAACCTTGTCAAATTTCAATGCAATGGGTTCAGCAAAAGCAGCTGATGATAACAGCGCCAGGAATAGAATCCGCCAAATCATAATGCCCCCCTTACCCATAAGCCCTGCTGAATTTCATATTCCGCCTGACCATTGGAAAAACGTTTAACTGAAATGGCTATTAAATCCCGGCCATCCGACAGCAAGACATGGGTTTGACCATTCACTTGATAAGAGCCAAAAGCAGAAATTGAAGGGTCAAAGGATTTTTCTTGTTCCGCAGGTTTTTTAATGGATTCGGGAGCAGGGGAAAACAGGTGCCGAATCTCAGCCGATCCAAAGCCTATGATGAAGCCAATAATTAGCATTCCAAAAATGACCTTTTTCATACGCTGCCACCATGTCAAATAACGGCCTTTTATATCGTAAGCCGATAGATAGAAAAATCCGGCCCCATTGGGAATCCCTATCTCAGGATTCAAAACCTGCAATGTGTTATAGCCTTTGTATAAATCACTGCCTGTAAATAGCTCCCTGTCACACAAGGGCGCCCTGGGATGGCTCCCTAGTCTGATAATGACTCTGTGCATTTTTGGGAGTTTTGCGGTTCCGTAGGTCAGCCGACTGACAAAGGGAATCATCATTCCCTCTAAATTGACGGCATAGCCGAAACGCTCGAACAGGGCTTCCCTAATCTGGGAGTCAATCATGTTTGAATGCTGGGCGAGCATGCATAAATCCCAGCCGAATTTCCTAGACTGAGCCAGCCAAGCAATTAGCTCAATGCGCCCCTTTTTATCCTCGTTCCAGGAGCGTGAGTTAATGAAAGCGGCGCATTCATCAAGCAGCAATAGGCCGTTTCTCTTTTCATTAACAGGGTCAGGATTGCCCAGGGGCATGGCTTTCAGATCAGACGCCAGGGGCCAATCCGGCAAACGGTAGGGGCGCACCTTGTTGAAAGGCGGGGCCAAATGCTCAACAAACAAATCAACGTTTGTTGCCACCATGCGCCCCTCCCTGATGTAGCGCCGGACCATGGACATAGCAAACAGGGTTTTACCCTGGCCCCGCTTCCCTGTCAGTAGAAGGCCCTGAGTCATTAGAAGCCCCAGATTCGCAACGTTTCCCGAAGCTGGGCCCGGTGGGCTTTGTAGATCATAACGGCAAGATCAAAACCTATGACCGCAGAGAAAACGGCCTCTGCATTATCGGGCCATGCCAGAAAATAGCCCATCCAGAAATAGGGGTTATCAATTGAATAGACAAGGCCAAGAACCAGGGCTTTAGCTAACAGGAAAAGTGCAGTTAATAAGCCAATGTAGGCCACCATGAAGGCGGCGATTCGGGCAACCCTAATGGAGAATTTTGCGGCGAAATAGGCAACTATTCCACTAAAGTAGCTGGCAAAAAACTTATAAATATGGCCCATGTTGATCCCCTTTAATCCGAACTGTTAGAGCGGGTTACGCGCTTGTAAATGTACAACGCGGCAAGTGCATAAACGAGCCATGACATGAATTCCCTAAATTTTTGGGCCTTGTCACAGAATTCAATTGGAACGGAGCCGGATAGCCCTTTAAATGGCCCCCTTGTCATAGATATGCTAATCATGATGTTTTCACAGGCTATGTGATTGGTGGGCCATAGCTTGGGGAGGAAGTTGGTAAAGCCAAAGTTATTGGAGCCGTTTTTATCCACATACTTGGAAAGGTTATCAACGGCTTCCTGTTCCTTGCCCTTTAGTTCATCCAGTTTTTCCGTGGCTTCTTTGTCCTTTCCTTCAAAGCCCGAATCATCAATTGAACACGGAGGCTGACCACTACCCCCACAGCTGCCCGAGCTGGAGCCAGTGCCAAAAGAACCGCCATAGATAAACTTCCCTGTTTTTGATTCGGATACATCGCCAACAGTGGCGCCATTGCCGGAGCTTGAATAGGTGCCTGTATTTATGGTTTGCCAGTTCTCGCCATTTTTGCTTGTGATGGTATAAGTTCCATCCGCATTTCTTACTATCTCTGTTTCCCCATCTGCACTTTTCATCATTGCCATATTGCCATTAACTGTAAGCCGATCAGCAACGGCCTTGCAGTTAGGGTTATTGGCATCTGTCTGGAAATTACCGTTTTTAAAAATGACTTCACAGGGGGTAGTAGCGGGTTTGGTTTGCTCTCCAGTCATGCAGGAACCGGTAGTTGAATTGTAGGAGTAACCATCCGGGCATAGCTTGACCATCCGCTTGTAATGAACTGCTACGCTATTGTTAGCGCCATATTCAAGCTTATCGACCTTGTAACCTTCCGCAAGCGGCTGCAACACGTTATTGGCATGGGATTCACTAACGGTGAATGCACGACTAGGGTCAATGCTGCCCGTACAGGTGTAGTTAACGTTTTGGCATTCGGGAAGTGACCCACTGTAAAAATCAGTAGCAATCCAGTCGAATCTGTGTGAATTGTCAGAGCTGATAATGCTGTATTCCTTTTTGGCGAGCGTGGCGCTTGTGTACTTCTTAGTGGTGGCCCGAGCATTCCAATATGAATAGGTGCTTCCTCCAAAAATATCCTCATAAGCCAGTGACTCTTCGGGAGTAAGCATCGCATCATCTCCTAGGCTGTATATGTCCTTAACTTTTTGTCCTGTGCTGGCGTATACAACCGCCCCAGTTATTGCCACAAGATTTCCTGTAACAGGCGGGGCTGTATTTGGATTCAAGCTTTTGGGAGTGGGGTCCGTTTCCCCTTCCTTGGGATCATTCCACTTTTCCGGGTCTGGATTAGCCCGCTTGGGATTCTCGCTGTTCATGTGCACAACAACCTGGGCCTTGCCCTTTGCGGTTGCAGATTCGGGGTTTTTGTCGGCCAGCATAATGGCCCCCACGGCACCAACAGTTGCCACCGTTTCGGCTATTTTCCAGACTTGAACATTGGCTGCAGCCGAACGACCGAGCACAACAACCGTGCTAGTAATCGGGGTGGCCAGGAAACGGAGGGAACTAAAAGTAATCCCTGCCCAATAAATAAGCCCTGCAAAAGGGCCAACCGCCAAAGCTGCACCAGAGAAACAAAGAAGAAAAACTAAAATTGCTTTGCGTTTGTTCGACTTGGCAAACATGGATTCCCCCTGCTGAAACGGAAACCGCTACCCAATAAAAATGGGGAGCCACTGGGGCTCCCCTGGTAGCCCACCCACAGGGCCTACCCTCCAGCAGCCCACCCACAGGGCCTGCTGGAAACTGCAGATCAGCCAAACATCGTGTTCCAGAACTTCTTCAGGAGCTTCGGCGCGGTGATCAGGGCCATGATGCCCAGCATGTAGGGCCAGAACTTGGCGATCAGGTCAGCGGTAGTGTCCTGCATCTGGGTAAGGCCAGTGCCCAAGGCTGCCGTCATGTCCGCAGTCAGGACAGACGCAGCCTGGGCAGAGCTGACAGCCATCAGACCGACGGCCAGGGCGAGAAGGGCGAGCAACTTTTGTTTCACGGTGTTCATGGTGTATTACCTCCTGGCACTATAAAAAATCTGTTTCCGGCCGTGCCAAACCGAAAACAGATGAATCAAGATGTTAAATCCCGCCCTAATAGATCAAACGCCCTGAATACATAGCCTATTCCAAATCCAACCCCCCAGAATGCTACGCCATACCCCAGTAGCTGAATATCCATTATTTCCTCCCTTGGGCGAAGCCCATAAAGAACAAGAACAACATGGCTAGAGGAATCAATATGTCCTGAACCGGGAGGCTTGAAAATACCCCGGAATTGCTTTCGATCTCGCATGTATTAAGCCGGAGGGATGTAGTATCAAGACCGTTGTAAACAGAATTGTTGCTTATGCGAGTGGTGTAGCTGACTTTTAGCGTGGAGGTTGATTGGTCAAAGTTGTAGCTTGTAATGTAGGTCAAGTAATAAAGCTGGCTGGAGTTTGAAACGGGAATTGGTAATTCAGAATAAACAGAATCACGAAGGCCGATTGCATCCAGGCAATTCCCCTTGTAGTACCAGCCGGAGGCCATCAGAGGCCCCCTTTGGAATTTGTCCCGCTTACACTTGCGGGGACGGCTTTGGCCGGGAGGGAAAGGGCGGGGGACCTTCCCGGCTTGGGCACCGACTGACGGCCCGTAACTTGTTCATTCCCCCGCATGGGTCAGGCTGCCTTGCGTTCCGGGGGCAGCTGCTGGCCCTTGACCGGGGATGCTTTCAGGACGCGAACCGCAGCCTTGCCACGGGAGCCCCGGGCAAACTCCACTTCACAGTCAAACTGCATCGGGAAGCCGTAGCCCCGGAATTGCTCGAAAACGGCGTACTTGCCGCCGAACTCCACGACCTCGATTCCGAGGACATCCTCGTTTTCTCCATCGGTTTCCTTCTGGGCATAGACTTTCACGCCGCTGATACCGTCGAAGCTGAACCGGGAAACGCCCAGCACGTTCAGGCGCATGTTTCCCTTCATGGTCATTTCAGTACTCATTTCACACCTCACTTTTCATACTCCCCCTGGTAGGTTGCCGAGCCCGGACGGGGGAGCCTTGTCCGGTGGCGGTTAATTGATCCCAAGGGTTACCCGGGAAGGGACGAGAAGAAGGCGTACCGCCTTTGCTCCACGATCCATTGATCAGTCTTTAGGTGCTTCCAGCTGAAGGGACGGGGGCGGGTTTGCCGTGCGTAGTGCAGGGCATCCTGCAGCCGTACCAGGGGCAGCGCCGCCAGGGGGGCCATGGGGCCGGGACGGAAGCGGCCCACGACATAGGCCCAGGGGTCCCTTGGGAAAAACCACACCACCGATTCCCCGGGGGCTTTCCCGACTGCCTGCCGCGCCTTTCCCTTTGCCCACAGGCTGAAGCCTGTGGACAAAGCGGCTTGGCGGCTCGACGATTCGGTGCCCGAATCGCCGACCCCAGTTATGCCTCCGGCGGCCCTGCCGGGGGCTTCCCCTTTAGATATAAGGTCCTTAAAACCTAAAACCTGCGCCCCCTGGCCCATGGGCGGGGCCTCTTTTCGGGTTATGCCCCCTCCCTCATAGGGCAGGGCCTCCTTCCTTCGGATCAGGGCTCCCCCCCTTCGGGTTAGGGCACCTTCCCCTTGGGGCAGTGGCCCTTTGCCCTGGAGGTGCGGGGGTTCCGTGGGCGGGGCGCCCCGCCCATGGGCCAGGGGGGCCGCGTTGCGTTTTACTTCTTCCAGCCGTGCTTCCCAGTCAGCACCACGCGCTTTCGCGTGATGGGCAGGACCTACGGCCCAGCGAGCTGGGCCTAGTCGCCGTAAAGCCTGTCCCGGGGCAAAAGGCGCCCCGGGCCATTTACGGCGCGCCTGTGGCGTCCTGCTTTCCTTCTTTTGCCGCCGGGGTTTGGCTTTTAAGGAGGAGGGGGGATAGGTAGGGGCCAGGGGCTGGGGGGCAGTGCTGGTTTGACCGCCCAGGCTGGCCGCGTCCTGGGGCCGGGCCAAAGCCCAGGGCTCCGAACTCTGCCGGAGGAACAGCCGCCGGAGAATGGCCGCGTACGTCATGCCGCTACCCCCAAAGCGTTCCGGGCCTGGGCCACACGGGCCCGAATATCCAGGTCCTGCAGGTAGCCATTAATCAGGCCCCGCTTTGTGGGGCGCGTCACGCTTTCATAGCGATTCATGGCGACCCAGTCCCGGCCATTGCGGGACACCGTGTAACAGTCGCCATCGCACAGAACGACGTGATAGACACCAGGGCGGACGGGTTTGACAGTCATCATCAAACCCCCGCCAGGGCAGGACGGCCCCGGAGCTTCTGGGCCTGTTCGACCAGACGGGCCAACAGGTGGCCGTCATAGTCCATGATGGCCGCGACCAGGGAGCGCACATCCCGGCAAGGCTTCTGTTTGCCATCCGGACGAATCCAGATGAAGCCACGCTTCAATGCCTTGACCACCTTCTTAGCAAAGCTGAAAGCCATCTTGAGCTGTTCGCCCAGGACCACTTCCCCGGCCTTGATGAAAATCCCGCTTGCTACCTTCCCGCCCTTTTTCATGATCATTCCCCCACGTCAGCTTCCAAGCAGCGCTGGGTCAGCAGCGCCAGATTGATAAAGCGGTACTTGCCTTGATTCACCACCGGCAAATAGCCCTTGTCGCAGAGGCCCCGGACCACGCCTTCATCCAGGCCCACCATTTCCGCAAAGCGGCGCCAGTGCATGAGGGGCACCGGGGGAAGCTGGACAACTTGGGATTCAATGGGCATCGCGCTACACTCCACAACAGACCACTACATTAAGAACATCGTCGGTACATGAGTACATTGTAGGTACCGTACATGCGATGTACAAATGGTAATTAGCTATGATCAGCGAGCGCTTGATTAAAATTATTGATGCCCGCCTTCCACGGAAGGGGGCATTCACTTACCTGGAAGAAAAGACGGGAATTAGCGCCAGGAGCTGGGGGCACGCATACAACAGGCGTTCAGTACCAGGAATCGAACACATCGAAGCCATGGGGGCCTTGTTCCCTGAGTATGCTTATTGGATAATGACGGGGAAGACGATCCCCGAGGCGGGGCAGACAAGCCCCGATCTTGAACAGCTGGAAGAGTTGAAGCGGACCGTCAACGAAGCGTGAAGGGTGCGGATCATCCGTCACCCCGAGTTCCAGGCAGACACCTAGCCATAATTAGCCAGGCATCCACCCAGAAACCTTAACTGGAGTGATGAACCATGCGACTTGCATGCATGATCCTGGCCGCCCTGGTGGCCCTTCCCCTATTCCCTGAATCCGCCCTGGCCGACAGAGCCAGAACCCGAATGGCTCCCAGGTACTACTGGGAGACTGTTGTTTATGTGGAAATTACCCCAGAAGGCATTCCCCAGAATGCCCGGGTTTTATACCCTTCGGGAAACGACAACTGGGACCAACGAGCGGTTTATCAGGTTATGAACCGACTTCATAACCCAGTGATCATAGACGGGCAAGCGGTCCTTGGGTGGCGGCATATCACTATTGGCGGAAGTAATTAGGGTTTTATTTTAGGAGATTACGATGGACAGCCGGATTCCTTTGCCTACAGATAATATCTATAAATTTTATGCGTTGTTTGGTCTGTTGCTTATAGTGTTTTCAATGGGGGCTTTGGTTTATTCGGTTAGTTCTGTAAATGGCCTGGTTTATGAAATTGGGGTGGAATATGCCGTATTGGAATCAAACTCTTCTAGATCAGTTGCAGAAGAGGCGCGGTTCAAATTGCTGGATAAAAAATTTAAGGTTGCCCTGCAAGATAAGGAATTTTACAGGGATTCACTAAGCGTTATACTGGGTTTTGGCATTGTGATGCTGGTTTATGGGTTCTGGAAATGGCATACAGAAGTGCAGCCAGTTCAGGATGAAATGGCGAGATTGAGTCTTGAGAAGCTAAGGCAGGAAGTTGGTCGGCAGGAAGAGCAAGGGCCTAAGTGAAATAATATAAGGCTTCATGTTATAAGCTGCGCAAAAAAGAATTGGGTTTTTAAAGTCCCTTTAAAACCCTACTGGTTTAATGGCTGAAACGCTTTTTACTTGATGATCAGAAGAGTGATCTTTATTTAACCTTCCTTCTCGCGCGGCGATTAATATTTCTATCCCTTTTTCTGAAAGTCGATACTTAGGTATATGGCTTTTGTCGAGGCTCCGGGTTATTAAGTTTAAATCCTCAAGTTTTCTTACATAGTGCTCAACATACATTCTGCCTATTTGCGTCATTTGGATTATGTTGGTGATCGATGTTCCATCATCAGTTGAATTTGCTATGATATTTAATATTTTAAGCTCATCATTTGTGAATGGGGGCGTGGTTTCGTCTTTCTGTATTTCTGTTCTGCTGGTTGGAGGGGTGTTTTGTTCTATGTGGGCAAGCCTGTTTTTGAGTAGGTTGTTGTCCTGAATTAGTTTTTCGATGCGTGATTCGTAATCGTTTTTTTGTCTTTCTGCTGACTCTATTATTTCCCACTTTTCTTCTTTTGTTATTACTGTTTCGCCGTCAATTTTATGTTGTAATTTTTTTAACTCTTGCTGTTTTTTTCGATGGTACTCATATACATGGCGAGCAGGTATTGGATAGACGTATATTATTAATAGTGCAGTTACTGTTGGAAGTAAAGTGCCGTTCAAGAGGTAATCAAGGGGGGTGTTAAATAAATGTGTATTTATATAGTTTAGTTTTTCAACTGCCCCCATGGATGAAATAATTACTAATATAAACTTGTAGTTCCAGCATGCCCATGAAATGGCAAAAGAGGAGAACAGGGGGCTCCCTACACGTTCGTATAGCTGGGCTTTTATTGTTTTTGATAGCTCATCAATCATGTTTTTAAATAAAGTGAGATGGTTTTTTAGGGTGATTGCAATGTAAGGCAGTGCTGTAGAGATGGGCTACAGCAAGTCATATTCTGTTTTTTATTCTGGCTTGTTGGTATCCATATTGGATGTAGTGGCAACCTTGGTCAAGCCCTCTTCTTTCGATTCTTGTTCAATCTGCCAAGCAATAACGCACTTTACCGCTACAGCGGTTGCTTCATCCAGGATGCCTTCGGCCTCAAGGGAACGGTCAAAGTCACCGCCTAGATGTTCCTTCTTCATCATGCTTCCTCCTTGCAAGCTCAGCTTGTTCTAGATTAGCCCAGGCGCCGGGCGATTTCATCCGGCTGAGCGTTGTAATAGACCATCAGAATCCGCAGGTCCCGGATGCCGACCATTCGCGCCAGGTCAAGCACATCCAGTTTCCTGGCTAGCCGGGTAATGGCTTCATGCCGGGTATCGTGGAAATGGAGATCATCAATCAGGGCGCGGGCTCTGGCCTTCCTGAACAGGGCGTCTAGCTGGCTGGGCTGCAGGTTGAAAACCATGGCGGTATCCCTGGGGAGGGATTCCAATATCTTGATGGCGCCAGGGGAGAGGGGGACGGAACGGGGAAAGCCGTTCTTAGTGATGGGCAGGTGAGCCACCGGGCCTTCTATGTTGGCCCACTGTAGGGAACATATCTCACCGGCCCGCATGGCCGTTTCTATGGCGAAGAGGAAGGCAGCGCCAACCCGGGCTGTAGTTGCCCTGGGGGGCTGGCCCTGGATGTAGCCGAAGGCTAATAGGAGCTTGTCGATTTCCAGCTGACTAATCCGCCGGTCCCTGGGCAAGGGGGCCTTGGGCTTGCGGACACCCTTCAAGGGGTTTTCCTTGAGCCATCCCCATTCATTGATTGCCACCGTTACCACGTGATTCAGCAGGCCCCAATCCCGCAGCACGGAAGCCGCCGACACTTCCCTAAGGCGTCTATCCCGCCATGTGGCGAAGTGACCCGCGCCAAGCAGGGGGAGGGGGACCGCTGCAAGTGGGTCCTTCAGGAGGAAATCAATCCGGATGGATTCCCGCCTGCTGCCCCGCTTGGATACAGAGACTTCATCCCGGTAGCGTTCCAGGGCTTTGGAAAAGGGATAGTCAGGGACTTGGCCCGCCTGGAGCGTCTGTATTTCCAGCTCAGTTTTGGCCGACCATGCCGAGGCTTCGGCCTTGGTCCTGAATGATGCGGACTTGCGCACCCCGAGTTTGAACACCTGGGCTTGCCAGCCCTTTCCACGTCGGCGAATAGATGCCATGTCGTAACCCTTGTCGATAGATTGTCGTTAAGACAGTCAGCACAATGGGACACAACCTAACACCAGAAACCCGGGTTAAACAAGTAAGTGCTTGTTTTGTTTGGGTAAAGTGGTGTTTTGTGGAATGTTGAGGAATTGCAGAAAAACCCGTTTGGTCCCCTCGACAGGAA